AAGATTTGGTAATATTAAAATAATATTAGATCCAGATGCGGAAGAGCATTGGGAAAAAGTTAAAATTGTAGATGATAAATTTTCCCAAGATAAAAAAGACGCAGATCAAGCAAAAATGGATACGTTGAAATCGTGGGGAACAACATCATGAATTGGATAAATAGCTGGAAAGCATATAATAAAAAAAGAGTATTTGAAGTTAATATTAGAATAGGTACATTAACTATATTAGAAATAATAACTTCTCCTAAATTAAAAATAATGATTTTAAACTTTGGAATTGAATTATGAACTTAAAAGATAAAATGAAAAAAATTGGTACAAAAAATCTTAATGAAACTGAGATATTGTCAGAACAATCTGTATTATCAACGTTGCGAGAACTAGTAATTTTAAATAAAGCAATGTTAGCACAATTAGAAAAAATGCCAAAAAAAATTCAATGATTAAACTCAAAAACATATTAGAACAATCTATAGGATTCCAAGTTCCAGGAACTCCTAAACAAAAAAATATTGGACGTAAAACACGTCAGGAATTTGCTAAGTTTTTTAATAACTTTGAAGCAGGTAATACAAAAACTGCTATATCGGGGTATGCTGAGCAAATAATGAGATCAGATGCTCCTGATGAAATTAAAAAAAATGCATCTGACATATTAAATGAAATGGAGCAAGTAGCAATTGATATCCAAGATGAATTACATACAAGACAAATAAGTGACGACGAAGTTGCTGAAACAATATTTGATTATGTTAATTCAGAAATGGATGCATCAGATTCAATTGAATTTGAACAATTGTTATGGTACGACAATCAAATTGATTCTAGTATCAACTCCGGGATGATAGAGAACGCCGTTGCTATAATGGATCAGTTACTTCACCAATTAGAATTTATACGTGGTTTTATCTTACAAGAATTTCCAAAAATAACTCCGGCCGGATTTAAAAGATAAAATTAATCTAGAAACATAAACGTTTATGAAACATACAAGGTTTACTACTACCCGTACATACATACTGTGCGGAAAGTGCAAAAACAAATGGAGTTCAGAAGGATATTTTGTTAAAAATACATGTCCTGTGTGTAAACATGAAGATATAACTATTAATAGTTTATAGTAATATTTATATAAAATGATTAAGCTCAAAGCCATATTACAAGAATTAATCGTAGGAGATAAAATACAATGTGATAACTGTGATTGGAATTGGAAAATTGCAGACGGTGGAGATGATTTATATATGTGTCACAAATGTGGACATGACAATACTCCAAAATTAACAGAACAATCATATGGTATGGCAGGGATTGGTAGTTCTAGTATGTATCCATCTGCTCAAGCAGCAAAATCTTTAGAAAAAACTCTGAGTCCCATTGTTAAAGATGCAACGGAATGGATTAAAAAAAACGATCATCTTTTATTAGACTTATCAGCTTTAATAGTATCTGTGATACCAGGTGGTATGCCAACAGCTGTTGGATTAGAATTAACAAATGCTGCGTTATATTTTAAAAAAGGTGACAAATTAATGGGAACTATATCTACTGTATTTGCTGCTCTACCTATTATAGGATCAATTCCTGGTGTGAAACAAGCTATAGGATTTGGTTTAAAAACAGGAACTAAATATTCTTTAACTCAAATAAAAAAGATTCTAGAAGTAGTAGTTAAATTTAAAAATAAAATACGAAGACAAATCTTAGCAATAGAATCGATGATTAAAAAATTTCCTCATTTGAATCTAGATAAATACTTAAACGATTTAATTGCTGGAAAAATTGATTCTAAAACTTTTTATAAAAATTTTAAAGGTTATAATAATACAATGAAAGTTGTAAAAATAGATAAAGCTATGCCTTTGCAACATGTTTCTCCAGATCCTAATTTAACAATTAACAAATTAAACTTAACTGGATTTTTAGATAATATTAAAAATTTATCTCGTCCAAATTCTTTTAAGAGAAGGATAGGCACAGATGCATTAAATAAACCGGGTGGATTATATACTACAAATCCACAAACTGCATCGCCATTTTATCAGCCAACAGGAAAAAAACCATATTATAATTTTGAATTAAAATCCGGATCCAGAGGACTAGATTTACAAAATACTGGAGGAATAATTGATGGAATATCTGTTGGAAATTTAACTAAATATATGAATGATGGATTTGATTTTATAATAGGAAAAGGAATGTTAGGCAAACCTGAAGTAATTCCTTTAAATAAATCTGTAATACAAAATTGGAGAAGGGGAGTTCCATTTAAATAATATGATAAAACTACAAGACATATTAAAAAGTATTCCTAATCAAGAAATAATTGAATCTGAAGATGGTCAATGGGAATATCCAGGCAGAATAACAAGAATACCAAGTAATCGAATTACAATGCAGCCAAATCCATTAACAAAAAAACCTATACAACATATATTATTAATAATAGGAGATCAAAGCGGAGAGAAAAAAATAGGAATACCAGGAGGACCTAATTTATTTTTTCCAAATGATCAATCAGTAACTGAATATCCTATTAAACGTTACAAATAGATATTTATATAAAAGGAGATTAAAATGAATGAGCAAAATGCATATGGTAAAGAAGAATATAATGATGATATACAATTTAAAAAATTGCTAAGAAAATTAGTTAGTATAGCTATAAACAAACAAGGAAGAGCTGTTACATCATTAGATATAGCAAAAAATGTATACAATATTGCTGCAGATTTTATGAATGCTAAAGGAGCATTTCGAAATAGAAAAGAACCTATAGCTATGCCAAATGTCCCAAAAGCTCCAGAAGGATTAAAATATTCTAATATTGAAGTTGGCCCTTTAACTCGTATGGAAATAAAAGAATGGACTGATAAATCTCATGGGACCAAGCCTAAAAGATGGTCAAAAGATTTTAATAAATCAGATGGAACTGGATTAACTGATTTTGAAAAAACAAATGTTAAGAAAGAAGACACTAAATTTTCAGAACAAATGAAAAGATTCAGAACAAAAAATATGAAATGGTAAAAGATTTAAAATTTGATTTAATTAAAATAGCTGATATTGATAATAATGATATTTATATAAATAAAAGCCATATTTCAAGAATTAAACAAAACAGCGCAGGAATTGTTGAAATATTATTAGTAAATGAAGTAACAATATACACAAATGAATCTAATTTAGATTTATTGGCAGATAAATTATCAAAATAAGGAAAATAATGAGTTCAATCGAAATATTTGAAAAAATTGAAGAACATTGGGGAGTGTTTTGTGAAAATCATTCTCGATTTAATCAAAAACAAGTTAAAGCTGCTGGTGTTAGAGCAAGAAAATCAATTGGAGAAATTAAAAAATTAGCTTCTCAATACAGAACTGCTTGTTTAACAGAATCAAAAGAAATATGAGTACTTATTTACAAAATATAATACGTGAAGAAATGCTAAAAGCTCTCAAAGAAGAAGAATTACCATTAAGTCCGTTCACAGAAGCAGAAGAAAAGTTTTTAGCAAAGTTTGTTGAGTTAGGTACTCAATCATTAGGTATACTTTACACCGCAAATGATGTAGGAATTCGTGAATTTTTAATGAGAAGTGGTAATGACTTCAATTTAACACCAGATATTTTATCAAAACTAATGGAAGATGGTATTGTTTCTATTGTACCTTATGGTGGATATGCTAGAAATGAAGATTATACTATTAAATGTAACTTGCCATTAGATGAATTAGAAGGTTTAAGCTCCGGGGATGCTAAACCAGAAGGCGATGACACTGCTACACCAGATGATGCTGGTGCAGAAACACCTGATTTACCGGCAGAACCACCTCAAGAATCTATTTCAGCCGCAGATTTATCAAAATTATTGGTATCAGAACAAAAAAGACATACTAGTACAAGAGTTTATACTAATAAATCTAGAGCATTAAGAAGATTACCTAAAGGTTATGTGGTATATCTTGAAAAAATTATTAAAATACTTGGACAAAAGCTTCATACCGATCTAGAAAAACAACATTTAGTTGCTGATATATTAGATAACTTAGCTCATAATTTTGGTCTAACACCAAAACAAGTATATAAGTCATTTATATTTTATAACTCACAAAATAGATTGAAAAATGTAGTAAGAGAACAATTAGAAAACGATGAAGACATGATTAAATTAAAACAATTATTGGAAGAACAAAAAACTATCACAAAAACATTACCATCTGTTAGTTTTGATGGAGTATTTTTACCTAATTATATAACTCCTAGTGATAAATGGAAAGCAGTAGCTGATGAATTGGTTATAGAGATTAAAAAATATCAAAAACAACTATATACTCTTGCAAACATAAAAATTAGCATTAATGGTGGAGCATCTCCAGATGCAGCAACAAATGGATATACAGGACCTAATCCACCTAATCATAATTTTCAAACAGTTGGACAGCAAAAAGGTGGATTATTACCGGCAGATTGGACAAATGTTAGAAATGCTAGAGTAAATATAGGAGAGCCTGAAGGTAATGAGTTTCTAGCATTAAATAGAGCTTTAAATTTAAAAAAATTATTGATACCATATTTAAGCAGCAAATTAGGAGAAAAAATTCCAGAATCTAGTATAATAGCCACCGGTAAAGCGGGGGTTGCACGAACTGTACATGCAACTATTACTCCTACTGTAACAAAAACAGATCAACCAACCACCAAAATCAAATATGTTATTCAATATCCATGGTATCAAATTGGGAATGACAAAAACATGGTTCTTGTAGATGGCAATATTGCTGCAGGCTGGAGACAAAATAAAAAAGCAACAATGTCTACAAAATGGTATCAATCAACAATAACAGATAAAAACATTCGTTATAGCGGATTTCAAAAAGGCGGACAAGCTAGTGGTTTAATTAATGCGTATGCTTTTATAAAATTAAATCCAGCTAGATATAATGGATCATTTGCAATTTATAATGATGAAAAATCATGGCTAGCAGATGTTAAAAAAATGACACAATACGCACCTGGACTTCAAGTTGGAGAATTAACGTTTGGACCTCCTAATAGTAATAAGAACCTACCAGGATACAGAGGAGCAGATGGATATCTAGATAAAACCGGAAAAAGTGATTATACTGGATTAGCTAAATTTAACATGGGAAGTAAAGATTATATAGTATCATCTGGAATTCCTTATTACTTATTTAAACCACAAGGTGATAAAGCATTTTATATGGCAGATTTATTTAAAGCAAAAAGCGAACGTAATGCTCCTGCAGATGGAGCTCGAGATTCTGAAGGTAATAGATCTTTAATTAGAGGATCTCAATATTCTGTTGTAGATAGTAAAGGAGTCAAGAATCCTAATGCATTAGTATATACTGGCAAAACAACTATCAAAACATTTAAATCATAATAATCACAAATAAATTTGGATTTACAATCTTTTTTTCTTATTATATATAAAAATTAAAGATATGAAAAAATTACTTCTAATATTGTTATTACCATTATCGGTATATTCTCAAGATATTGATTTTTCTAAAACTCCTCAAACTAGCGTTGATTCTTTAAGATATTATATGCATCAAGAATTAAATGAGTATAGATTACAAAACAATGTTAAAGAATTGGAATTATCTGATAGTTTAAACGAATTAGCTCAATCTTGGGCGAAGACAATGTTTGAAACTGGTGATTTTAAACATAGTAACTTGTATCCATCTGGTGAGAATATTCAATATGGCGGCAGACATATTTTTACTCTTAAAGAGTTTTCATATTGGACATTACAATCATGGAAAGACTCTCCCGGCCATGATGCAAATTTAAAACGTAGTTATTTTATAAAAGTTGGATATGGCTTCTATGAAGGATATAAAGTACAAATCTTTGAATAATGAAAAAGTTTCATTATAATATAATAAGTAAATAATATAAACAATAAAAAAAGGATAACAAAGTTATGGCAACATCACAAGAATTATATGTACAAATAAAGGATTTATTTGAAACATTTGATACAGAACACAATAGCACAACTAAAGCCGGAAAAGGTAGAGCAAGAAAAGCTGTTGGTGAAATTAAAAAACTAGTAACTGATTACAGAAAAGCATCTGTAGCAGAAAATAAGTAAAACAATAAAAAAACAAATATGGGTTATTATACCGCAAGAGTCCAATTGAAAGATGATTCAACTGGCAAACTAAAAAAAGTGACTGAAATGTATTTAGTCGAAGCAATGTCTGTTACTGAAGCAGAATCTAAAGTAGTTAAAGATTTTGGATCTACTACATTAGAGTTTGAAGTGAAAGCAGTGTCTGTAAGTAAAATCATTAAAATTATAGAATAATGTATAAAGAAGGCGAAACAGTAATTGTAACTGAGAAACTTAGTAAAACAGAAGAAAAACATTCAGTAGGTACTATAATGAAACCATTCGTTCATAAAAAGCAAACCTTTTATGATGTCTTATTAGAAAGGAGAACGGCTTTATCCTATTTGAATACAGCTAGATCATCTAAACAAGCGTTTATCAATAGAGATCTTACGAAAAAGCTAGTAGACTCCGGCAACGTCGAATCTACAATACCATTTAAACATATGGTAGACAATGAATTACTTCCTATAATCATTGCCTAATGGCTAGACCCAAATTATCAAATTTACAAAAATTACAAAATAGAGTCAGAAAAAGATATCCTGGCTCTATTTGTATACAGGATTCTATTGGCCAGTATTATATAAAATGGAATGACGAAAATTTAAACGATACATTCCTTTTAGAAAACTGCTTAACAGAACTATTAGCATGGGAACAGGCGAGTATAACCGCCAAACACGAACAGCACATTAATCGTACCCACCCTATGAAGAAACTAGTATCAGAAGAACAAAAACACCAAAATAAAGAACGTATAACAAGAAGAATTAGAAAATATGAATAGTATAAATCACCCATGGGGAATATCAGATAAGTTTAAAAAACGGTATGGAAAAATATGGTCTGAAATGGACTTTGAAGTAGCAAAAATTAGTAATTATCATTTTAAACAAGATCCGATGAATACCATAGTAGGAACAATGTTTTTATGTGGACAACATATAACAATGAAATATAAACACTTAATATCGTCTGCTAATAGTATACAAGGATATGCACAAGCTGCTTATTTTGAAAAAGCTGAAAAAGATACAAAATTTAAAATTGAATTTTCAAATAAGCCATTTATACTTAAAAAACATGAAATTGGACGATTATCTCAAACTTTAGCTGATTCGTTGCATACTATCAATGTAGGATATCAGATTGGTTCATATTTATAATAAAGTATTATATGAAACAATACAAGTATTTTTTTATATCAGATCTCAATAAAGAAGCGATTGGTAAATTTCAAGCCGCTGACATACACTCGGCAAGAAAAATAGCTGCAGACAAAAAAAATTTAACAGTAACTAAATTTGTTAAATTATTTAATATAGAAGAAGTATAATGATTAATTATTCAGACATACATGTAGATCTACATGAATATAGTTATTTTAAAGAACTGTCTGGAGTTGACAAAATTCAATATCTAATTGAAATATATGATCTAGAAATAAAAAAACAAAATATTGATCCAATTCAGTTAGCTAATGGCTTAAATGAATTTTTTGATCATATTGATGAACCTGAAGAAGAATTAGAATTTGATAGTTATCATTTGCAAGGAAAAGAACGAGTAGATGTCATGATTGATACTGACAATATTTTAATTGAATCAAATAGTTTAAAAGCTGTTCGACATATTAAATATAAATGTATTGATTCTGGTTATATACTAAAAAGAGATAAAGAAACTGAAAAAGTATTTAAAAAAAATAAAGTAGGTCGATATTTAAGAATATATAATATAATTGGTACAGAGAATCATTTATGTTATAGTTGAGATACGGTAGGTCTCAATTTTTAGTAATAAATAAACAAACGGTTAGCTAAATGCAACCAATAAACACAGGAGGTTTAAAATGACAAATTTTAAAGAAACATTTCTATTCAACGATTTTGATTTAGTTTGGAAAAACTTATTCGATCAAAAATCATCCTATTTACCAGTAAGAACAAATAAAATTAATTATCCAGTTGATATTTACAAAACGGATAATGGAATACAGTTTGAAATTGCTGCAGTAGGAAAAGACAAATCAGACATTGAAATAATAACGGAAGGCGAAACTTTAAGAATAAAATATCAAAAAGACGTTGAAGAACAACGAGACTTTATTCATAAAGGAATAGCAAACCGGAACTTTGATTTTGCTTGGAAAATATCTAAGGAATTAGATTTATCTAAAGCAGAAGCTATCATGGAGAAAGGATTACTATTAATTAGTATTCCATATACAAAAGACAGAGCACCAAAACAAATAGTTATAAAATAAGTTATAATGAGACCTACCCCCTCAATGTATATTTTACCAACCGTAGAATATCAAAATAAACGTTTTAATATTAAAAGATTAGTTCGTGAAGATCCAAATGAAAATATAGAATATTGGAAAAATGTAATAGATCATGATGTAGTTTTAAGAAAAGATAACTACTTATGGTTTTTAACTGAAATTTTGGACGTTGAAATTATTGAAGAATGAAAAAACAAAAACTTCCAAAATATATACAAGAAAAATTTAAAAAAGCCCAATTTAAAGTAGGAGATAAAGTTAAATACGAATTCCTAGGAGATGATGGTTGGGGAATAATAACTAAAATACAAAAATTCAATGAAACAGTTAGCTATATGGTTAAGACAAGGAATTATTCATATCCTTGCGGCCTTCAAATTAAAGAATTCAGTAGTTACTACGCCGGAAGTATCGACTACGAAGCCTCAAAAAATCAAAGAAATGATGAATCATCCAGACGTACAAAGAATACGAAACGAAATGATAGTGAAGCAAGGAAACGAATTTCTAGATCTAGTAGCAATACAATATCAAATACAAAAATTAGACACAGGTCAAAGAATGATTCTAGGAATGGCAATGGAGACAACAGCAAAACAGATGAAACAAGCACAGCAACAATTAAAAACATTGAATTAGAAGATGCTATATCTAAGCAACAAAGCTTTTTAAGAAAATTTACTTAAATATTCGGATTTTATTAATATTTTTATTATAATAGACTTATAAGTGCTGTTATTTACGTTAACAATATTTATATAAATAAAAAAGAAAGAACATGTTATGAGCAATTTAAAATATAAAGAAAAAATTACAGACGACCTTACAGATGCGTATGAAATTATCAAATCTGTAGGAAGAGGAATTGAAACTGGTAAAATTGATATTCATTCAGCAATGATTAATTTATCAGAATCTTTAAGAAAATTAGATTCGGCTAAGGCCTTTATAGACCGTGAATGAAACGATCATTTCCATATGTTGTATTAATATCATCACTAACATTAGCAGTAAGTGCTGCATATTATAGTGTATTTGGAATAAGTAAGTTATTTTCAGCTCAAGCTATAGCAGTTGCTATAATGGCCGGCGCATTAGAAGCAGCTAAACTAATAACTGCGACTTATTTACATCGATATTGGAAGTATCTTAATTTATTATTTAAAACATATTTAACTAGTGCTGTTGTAATTTTAATGTTTATAACATCATTAGGCATATATGGATTTTTAACTTCTGCATATCAAACTACTGCGAACGATTTATTTATAATGGATAAACAAATAGCTGTAATTGAAATGAAAAAACAAAGATTTCAAGATCAGTTAAATGGTTATACAAATGAAAAAGTTATGTTAGCTAATTCTATATCAGAATTAACTAAAGGGTTATCTAATAATAAAATACAATATCGAGATAAAGAAACAAATCAAATTATTACAACTACTTCATCTTCTACACGAAGAGTTTTAACTGCTCAATTAAATGATATGAAAAAAGATCGTAATATGGTTTCAATAAAGATTGAAAAATTAACAGACTCAATTACGTCATATGATTTAAATATATTAGATATTGAATCAAATTCAACAGTTACTGCAGAAATTGGTCCTTTAAAATATGTTTCTGAATTAGTAGAAAAACCAATGAATCAAGTAGTAAATTGGTTTATATTAATATTCATATTTGTATTTGATCCATTAGCAATAGTATTATTAATTGCTGCAAATAAAGCGTTTGATATAAAGTCATTAACAACTAAGAAAAATATATATGGAGAAACTGTTAATAAAGACACATTTAGACCACCACATCCATCAGATGCAGCAGAAATAGATGACGAAAAAGATTTAATGTTTAAGGATGCTATAGCATCTCCTTTATCTGATACTGAAGATTTTCTTGAACAGGATACTGAAGCAAGAATGAATATAATTGGTCAAAATGGAAATGATGGATTACATTATGATGAAAATGATGAAGATGATATTCCCCCATTAAGACAAGGTCCTACGGGTCAAGTAATAACATAAAATAAAAATCAATGAAAAAAATAATTCAAAAAAGTAAAACAACAAAGAAATTACAATGTAGATGCGAAAATTGTACTAATATAGTAGAAGTTGCTTCAACATCATTATCTGTTATATGCTCATTGTGCACATTTAAAATGGCAGAAGGTATATTGGAATATTCCAAATAATTTATTATAATATAAATAAAAATATGTTAGAAGCAGAAAAAATCAAATCCAACTGGGACGAGTATAGAAATAGAGTTAATACTTTATTTCCAGAAAGAGCAGACAAATTAAATAAATTATATGATGAATATGAAGACAGAATTGTAATGATGCCTGCTTCGTCAGTAGCACATTATCATAATGCATTTGCAGGCGGATATATAGATCACGTTCTTAGAGTAATGGATTGTGTAGAAAAACTATATAACTCATGGGAAAGTATGGGATCGGATATGTCTGGTTATGAATATAATGAAATGATGTTTGCTGCTATGCATCATGATTTAGGGAAATGTGGATTTCCAGGAAGCGGAAGAGAAGTATACCAAGTTGAAACATCAGATTGGCATAGAAAAAATATGGGAAGGATGTATAAACATAATGAAAATATTCCTTTTAGTATGGTACCAGATCTTTCAATATATTTACTTCAAAAATATCAAATTCAAATGTCGTGGAATGAATTTCAAGCTATTAGAATACATGATGGAATATATGATGATGCTAATAAACCATATTTTATTGCAAGATCAGCACAAGCTAAATTAAAAACTAATTTGCCATTATTATTACATCACGCAGATCATATGGCTTCTCAAATAGAATATGAAAGATGGAGAAGTTTTAAAAATAATTCTCCAAAGCCTGTTTCACCAAAAGCAAAAGCTACTAAAAAAAGTGCTTTAAAGAACTTAGCAGAACAGAATCCTGAAATTGATAAATCTATTGTAGATATTTTTAGTGATTTTAAAGAAGATAAAAATTAATTATGAATTCATTGTTAATATTGTGTATTGTATTATTGTCAGGTACTGTAGCATATTTTATATATAGAGCATATGTTTTAGCTGGTGTATTTTCTGATTTAGAAGAGTATACAAAAGAATTAGAAGATATGACTCAATATATGTATACACAAATAAATGAATCATTTAAGTCAATGAAAGAAATAGATCGATTAGGAGCTTTTGAAAAAGACGATGAAGCTGGTACAACGTTTGCAATGTTAAAAGACGTTATTGATAATTTAGAAGAAGAATTTAATGGGAAGAAAAAAGAAAAAGTCAAATAGATATTGGACTAAAATTACAGAAGGATCTATATCAGCATATAATAGATCAGCTGAACATCGGGTATTAAAAGAAAAAATATATAGACGATTTATATTTCCTGCTTTTATGAAATTATCAGAAAATCTTATTAATAAGATGAAGTGTGAATATATTGATTCATCTTTCAAAGACTTACAAACTGATTTAGTTACATATTTAACTATTAGATTAGATAAGTTTAATCCAGATGCAGGAAGAGCATATTCATATTATACCCGGACATCATTTAATTACTTAATTGCTGAAAATCAAAAAGGATATGCAAAACTAAAAAAAGAATCAGAACCAATAAATATTGATGAACAACGAAATGTTATGACTGAAATGCATAACACCGAAATGGCAGAAACATTAAAATATTTTATGGATGCATATGTTGAGTATTGTTATAATAATATAAATTTTATATTTACAAGTCAGACTGATATACATGTTGCTGATTCTATATTACATATCTTTGAAGAACGTGAAAATATTGAGCAATTTAATAAAAAAGCTTTATATGTATTTATACGAGAGCGTACCGGATTAGAAACAAATAATATTACAAAGGTAATAAAAGTTTTAAAACAAATATATTCAACAAAGTTTTTAGAATATGAACAAACTGAGTTCGTGAATTTACCCTTCTAATATTTATATTAAAAGGAGTCCATATTATGGATGTTAATGATCATTTATTTAAAGATAAAAGTTTTTCTGATTTAATGTCAGATGTATATCACAATTCTAAAAAGAAAGATAGACAAATTAATCAACTAATATCTCAATTACAACCATTAATTCGTACAGCATCTGATGCTACTATTATAGTACCATTAATTAAAGAATATCTAGATGTTGCTGTTAAAAATGATGATCATTTAGTAAAGTTGACCGCAATTGTACAGCGATATATATCAACACAACAAACTATAACTGGAGAAAATTCTTTATTAAGTGAAGATGAAAAGACTCAATTATTAAAAATTGCTGAAGATGAGTTTGAAGAAGAATTAACAGATGAAATTGATAAAATTCAAAATGAAGATAAAGAATTACAAGAAAAAATTAACAATGTAAAAGAGTCATTGGAGAAAAACAATGATAGTTAATTTTTTATTAGCAGAAGTAATAGAAAATACAGTAACTGACACTTATAAGTATGATTCGGATGAAGTTAATAATGTATCTACTATATTAGTTCGAACATATGACGAAGATAAAGTTCAAGAATTAATTTGTAAGCCGGCAAATGCTAGAAATAATGAAATACCTTTAGTAGGAGAACATGTATTAATATTTCAAGGAACAAATGAATTCAGCACTGCAGATAAATTTCGAAGACAATGGTATTATTTTCCAGCATATAATGTACAATCGGATATAAATAATAATGCATTACCTGGTATTGCAGAAATTCAAACTTCAAATGTTAATGCAACTGGCACTCAAAATGATTTAGGAAAATCCTTTAAAGAAAAGTCAATATCTAAACTACAATATTTTGAAGGGGATTCGATTCTAGAAGGACGATTTGGTAATAGCATTAGATTAGGAAGTACTGTTAATAACGGACATTATACATTAAAACCTACCTGGTCTAGTACTATAGACGGAGATCCTATAATAATAATATCTAATAAACATTTAGATAAAGATAATAAAGAATTTACTATAGAATCATTTAAAAATGACTCATCTGCATTTTATTTAACATCTATGCAACAGTTAACTGATTTAAAATTACATCAATCACCTACTAAATCTGAAAATGTTTCTAAATTTAAAGGCTCACAATTAGTTGGAGATGCAAATAGAATAATTTTACGAGCTAAAACCGATTCTATTATCCTAGATAGTCCTAATAGAATAACATTAGGAGCTCCTGAAATACGTATTGGTAAAGAAAATGCTGAACATCCGTTGGTAAAAGGAGATATTTTACGAATGATACTAAATGATTTAGTTGCAGTACTTAATGCAGGGGTTATAGGCCCTGCAGGAATGGTTTCGGTTCCATTACAACAAGGTAAATTAATAAGCTTATTAAACAAAATTGGCAAGTTAAATAGTGTAAATCACTATTTTGATAAATAAGAAAGAAGAAAGTTATGGCAATTTCCGCCCCATTAGACAGAATACCAGCATTACCATCAATAGCCGTTGGTTTATTAATAGATCAAATAAATAAAGCAATAGGAAAAATACAAAAAGCTATAGAAGATACAATTTCTGCAGGAGCAAAACTTCCAGATAGTTGTGATTGTGATGATCCTAGGATACAGGATTTATTAGAGCGAATTAAACAGATACAAAAAATGGTTGCAGCAATATTAAAAATACTACCAATAATTGATAAAATTGTTAAATTATTAAAAACATTATTACGAATAGCAAATGCTATTAAAGTTTCTATATTTTTTACCCCTATAGTAGGACAAGCTGCTTTATTATCCGAATTAGTTGCAGTTCAAAATATGCTTCTAGCAAATGCAGGAACAGCTGTTAAACAATTATCAACTATTCCAACATCAGTAAATACATCATTACAGTCGACTTTAGCTAATTTAGCAAATGTTGCAATAAATTTAAGCTCTAGATGTGGAGATCAAGTAAATGGAGATAGCGACGGTAGTGGAGATTTAGTTACTAATCAAGATTTGCAAAACGCTATTAATGCCCATGACTTTTCTGATAGTGTTCCTGAAACTCCCCCAGCTGGAAAATGGGAGCTTATTGATGATGGCGGCGATGGAGATCCTATAGATCCTAAACCTGGAGTGCCTCCTTCTCCTAGAAGTCCATATACTGATGCAAATGGAAATAGATGGGCTTGGAACGGGGAAATTGATCCTAGTAGTGGGGTTGGTTGGGGTACACAAAAAAGTAGAACAGATGATGCTGAGTTTGGAAGTGAATTCTATACAGAAATAAATGTTGGTATGGATGATATGCTAAGTAGACTTGATTCAATTCAAGAAATAGTTGATTCGCAGCAAGATCTATTAACATCATTACAAGAAGCTCCCGCTCAATCATATAGTGGAAAAGGCGGTCCGAAAGCCGATTTAGGTAAGTCTGGAGATTATTATCTCGATACAACGACAAGCGTAATATATGGACCTAAAAATAATAATGGCTGGCCAACACCTGTAAAGTATTAAAGTTAATATTTATAAAAAAGAAGAATCATTATGGAACAAAAAAAATTTATACAAGTTTTAAGAAAAATAGTAAAAGAAGAAGTTAGATCTGTTATTAAAGAAGAGTTAACTGAAATTTTGCATGAAGGGTTACAATCAACCGTAAATGAATTAACAAATAAACAACCAATAACAAAAAAACCAAACAAAGTTAAAAAACATGGTATGTTTAAAGAAAATAAATTTGCAAATATTTTAAATGAAACTGAAGTAACTAGAGAACAATCATCTCCTTCAGATTATGCTAATTTAATGAATGAAGATATTGTCATGAATTCAAGCAATGCTAGAAATTTTGGAATGCAAAGAACATTGCAAAGTGGAAATACTCCGAGTATTCAAGATGTTGAAACTGGCCAAAATATAGTTGTAGAAGATAAAGCAGTAGCAAAAGCTATGACACGTGATTATAGTGCTTTAATGAAAGCAATAGATAAAAAGAAAAATAGATAATGGCATATAAAATTGTTGAAGTAGACACTAACGCAGAAAATACAAATGTTGCAATAGGAGTAAAGTTTCCGTTTAACGCCCCCGGGGTGTTTGCAAAATCATTTACTACTTTTGAGCAAGCTTCAACAAATATTAAAAGCTTATTATTAACAAGAAAAGGCGAACGATATGAACAACCTAACTTTGGAACTGAATTATTAAATTTAGTATTTGAACCAAATATTTCAGAGTTAAAAGATTTTGTATCTACTACTATTAATGATGCAGTTAATTTTTGGCTACCATATATTACAATTACAGAATTAAATATTGTTACCGGCGATGACGATCCAAATCTAGTACATAATCTTAAGATATCTATTAGTTTTACAGTAACTGGATCAAATTCTGAAGAAACAATTACAATATTTGCAGGCCAAGACGGAATACTTAGAATAGAATAGGATAAATTATGGAAGTATCAAAAGACGTATCATATTTAGGAAAAGACTTTGGTCAATTTCGTAAAAATTTAATAGATTTTACAAAACAATATTTTCCTAATGATTATACTGACTTTAATGAGTCATCACCTGGCATGATGTTTATGGAAATGTCAGCATATGTTGGAGATGTTTTAAGTTATTATGCAGATAATAATCTTAAAGAATCATTATTAGAACAAGCATCAGAAAGAAAAAATATATATGACTTAGCTAGGTCATTGGGATATAAAAGTAAAAATGCAATTCCAGCTTATACTGATATTGATATATTCCAATTAGTACCAGCAACAGGAAGTGGTAATCTTAATGCACCAGATTTTAATTATTGTTTATCAATTAAACCAGGCATGCAAGTAAAACAAAAAGACGGACCTGCAGAATTTAGAACATTAGATTCAGTAGATTTTTCTTTTAGTTCATCATTTAACCCAACCGAAGTAAGTGTATATGAAAGTGATGACACAACAAAACAACCAGTATATTATTTATTAAAGAAAAAAGCTCAAGTTGTATCTGGAGAAGTAAAAACTGCAACGTTTACATTTACTACTCCTAAGCAATATGATAAAATAGTATTAGATGATACAAATATTATAGATATTCTATCATGCGAAGAATCAGACGGAGATAATTGGTATCAAGTTGATTATTTAGCACAAGATACTATTTTTAATGAAGTTCCAAATTTATTAGAGAATGATCCAGATTTTGTTCAATATAGAAGTTCAAGTCCTAGTTTATTAAAACTTCGCAAAACGTCAAAACGATTTATTACAAGATTACGAAGTGATAAAAAAATAGAACTTCAATTTGGAGCAGGAATATCAGATAATAATGATGAAGAAATTATACCAAATCCAGATAATGTTGGAAATGGTCTTGCTGGATTTCGTAAACCAATTGATGTTGACATAGATCCTTCTAATTTTTTATATACTAGAGCTTATGGAGCGGCTCCTGCTAATACAACGTTAACTGTTACATATACAGTTGGAGGAGGAGTAAAAGATAACGTACAGGCTTCAGTTTTAACTAATGTTGAAAAAGTAGAATTTGATGATGATCCAAATGCTACAACTAGTACGGCTATGACAAACTTTGTTAAATCTAGTATAAGTACTACAAATGAAAACCCTGCTCGGGGAGGTAAATCTGCAGATACATTGCAAGACATAAAAAATAATGCATTATCTAATTTTGCAACTCAGAATCGATTAGTTACTAAAGATGATTATATTATTAGATGTTATTCAATGCCAGCAAAGTTTGGAAGTGTTTCAAAAGCATATATAGTTCCAGATGATCAATTATCACAAAATCAAATGGAAGAAACAAGAATTCCAAATCCATTGGCTATGAATTTATATACTTTAGGAGTTGATAATAATAATAATTTAACAACTCTTAACGATGCAATTAAAACTAATTTAAAAAATTATTTAGATTATTATAGAATATTAACAGATGCTGTTAATATATTAGATGCATTTATTGTTAATATTGGTATAGACTTTGAAATAACGGTTAATACAAATTATAATAGTAATGAAGTCTTATTACAATGTATTAATTTATTAAAACAATTCTTTTCAATTGATAAATGGCAAATTAATCAGCCAATTATTATGTCAGAAGTAATGAATGTGCTAGGAAATACGGCTGGAGTACAATCTGTTGTTGATTTAGACTTTAAAAATTTATATGATACAGCTAATAAGTATTCTGGAAATGTATATGATTTAGAAAGCGCTACAAAACAAGGAATTATTTATCCACCTTTAGACCCTGGTATATTTGAAATTAAATTCTTAAATAAAGATATTAAAGGAAGGGTAGTAAATTTTTAATTTAATATTTATTTAAAAAGACTATAATTATGTTTAAAATAATATATCCATCTAATGATGCTACCTTATATGAAGGCAAACCTACGTATAATACCGGCATCGATGAAATTTTAGAAGTAGGAAAACATTTAACAGTTGCAGTTACTTCTAGTCACTCATTATCACGAACTTTACTCAAATTTGATATGGCAGATGTTAATTCAGCGTTAACAAAATATACTAAAACGGTTAATGATTGTAAATTTATGTTGCAATTATATACAACTCATACTAAAAACTTACCTGCTAGTTTTACGATTGACGCAAACGTTGTAGGACAAGATTGGACTAATGGCACTGGATTTTTTAATTCTAGTACTGCAATTATAGATGGATGTTCATGGAATCAACCTGGTTCTGGATCAATTTCTTGGATATCTAGTAGTCAAAATATTAATATGCCTACTGGTAGTACATTATATGTGTCTGGATCTGGTAAAGGCGGAAGTTGGTTATATGAATCCGGTTCTGCTGCTTCAAGTGGTAGCGCTACATTATATTCACAATCATTTGACGATACTAATTTAAATGATACATCAGTTAGACCAACTGATATCAATATTGATGTTACTGACGCTATTAAATTATGGATATCTGGAAGTGGTGGGTATACAGTACCAAACTATGGATTTATTTTAAAATATTCAGATGCAGACGAATCTAATGCTGGTGTTGCTGGAGATATTAGATTTTTTAGTAGAGATACTCATACTATATATGTTCCTAGATTATTAATGTACTTTGATAAATCTAGTTTTGAAACAGGAAGTTTAGATCCAATTGATTCTAATTCATTTTCAGTCTATACGGAATTAAAAAAATCGTATAAAGATGAAGAGGTAACAAAAATTAGACTGTATGGTAGAGATAAGTATCCGCAGAAATCTCCCACTAATACATTTCCATTACAAACTATTAAGTATATTCCTAGTAGTTCATTATACTCGGTTATAGATGCCGCTACAGACGAAGTTATTATACCTTATGAGACAGAGTATACAAAAGTTAGTTGTGATAGTACTAGTAACTTTATTTATCTAGATATGACAGGATTAATGCCAGAAAGATATTATAGATTGGAATTTAAAATTGTTAATGGATTCCTAGATGAATATATTAATGACAAACTATTTTTTAAAGTTACTAGATAATTATTCATAATTTTTTAGTTTAATATTTATAGATATATGATTCAAACTAAGTTAATTAACATATTAAAACAATTACCTAGAACTTCTGCTAAAGAAACAGAGAAGATTGTCAATCGTGAAGCTAAGTCAGTAGAAAAAATAGTAGATGAATTTTCAGTTAGTGATCGAGCCACTTCTGTAGGTAGTCCGGGGGATGGGGACGAATCATTACTTTCTTATGTAACAGAATATAGTACTGATAGCACCAATATTGATGAAACTCCAAAACGTACAAAAAAAGACCCAGTTTATTTTGATAAAAAAGATAAAAGATTTCAATATAAAGACAAAGATCGAAAAAACAAAAAGAAAAAGAAGAAATCAAAACCAATAAGTACGCCTACACCTACACCTGTTGAATATGCTATGTATTTACAATATAATAAAAAAGGTATTTTTTTTAAGACAAATTTAAAAGACTTAAACAATCGTGATAAAAATGGATCAGTTATTATAAATATAGGAGATGAATAATGGCTAGTTATTCAAATAGTAAATCTAAGAATAAAAAGGTAGATCAAGTAAAAATGGGTCGTCCAAAAAAGAAATTTACAAAAAATAAACCTAAAAAACGAAAGATTGACTCAGTTATAACTAAAAAAGAAAATGAATCGCGTCGTTTATTAAGCAGAGCTGATAAAAATAATATACCTGCTAATAATGAAAATTCAATAATATTTGAACAAATAAGAAAAAATTACACAAACAGGTCAGTTGTTAAAAATATTGATACAGCATTTAGTTATTATAAATTTCCGCCAACCACAAAGCTTAATGTAGCTGATTTTTCAATACCAGATCAAAATATTGATATATTAGAAAATGTACAAAAAAGTCTAGAAAAAGATGCACCAGATAATATAAGCGGATATCATCAAATACCTATTTCAGTTTATCCTAAATTAGGGGAGGGCCAGTATAAAAGAACTAGTGTAAGATGGCAATCCACGTGGAATATTTATGAAAAGAATGGGACTGGTTGGGGAGAAGGTAAAAGAGCCGCTCCGTTTTTCCAAACAATATATGGACAGCCATTAATAGACGGCAAGTTTTATTTGACGCCAGACATTATAAAATCTTGTCAAGAACAAGGTAAAGTTATCAAATTTAAAATACAATTTAGGTTTCAAATGAAAGGTTCTGATGAGGCAACGATGAGGCTGAGATATGCAGCGGGTAAACCTGAAGTAAAATATAATCCTCCTCCGGTAGAAGGAGTTCCGTATCCATATGATTATGATACTGAATTTAATATATGGCTTAGTAGGCGTTCTGCGGTATCTGGATGGCATTATGATAGTCCGACTGGAAATGATGGAAAATCTATATATGATGCACATGGTCGGGTTCAAGCAAGTATCAATTATAGAAGATATAGAGAATATCGAGGGAGGCAATGGGCCATAGATAATCCAGGTAATAAGAACCAATCTATCCCATGTAATCTGCATTATATAATAGATCCTAGAGTAATGAAAGAATTTGATTATTGGGAAGTTGAAACAAATGGTAGTAACGGAGGTTATTATCTGACAAACGCTTGTTATTGGGAAGTACAATTTATTGATGATCCTGGAAAAGGTGTTGCTGATTACAATCAAAGAAGCAAATATTATGGTAAACAAGTAATACTTCCAAAAAAGAAATATGGCGGATATGATATACGCACACAAGATTTACTTCCAGCTATTGGACCTGGATCTCCTAATAAAGAACAATTAGCTAAAAATGCTGCAGCTGCAGCAAAGGCAGCAAGAGAGAAAAAAGCAAAAGAAGACGCGGCATATAGAGTTTGGCAAGACCGTGAATCTAAACGAATTGCAGCAGTTAAAGCATCACTAGCAGCAAAAGCAGCAGCAGCAAAAGCAGCCTTGGACAAAGTGTTTAAAGATAAAGGTAATACAGAAGCTGATAAGGCGACTGGAGAATCATCATTTACATCTACTATACAGCCAAATCCACTATCCCAAGCGGAACTAGATGCTATTAAAGCTAAACAAGCTGCTCAAATAAAGGCAATATTGGATAAACTTCCATTTGGAAAAAAAGGTGGATGATAGTAAATTAATTTAATACTTAGAATATAATATGTTAACGCAGTACACAAATAAAGATAAACTTTTAAATGAATCAAAAGCAACTAATGCTGAGAGGTATGATGCAAACGATCTAGATCTATTTAAAAAATCGTTATTTCAATATGGTGAAGTAAATCTAGGGACTGCTAATGCATCAAATGAATTTCATGTTTATTCTGGAGATACATGGATTACTGGAAAACACAAAGTAGATCTTGAAAATTTTGATCAAGCAGCTTTTACTAAAGATGGAGCTCAAATACAATTAACAAGTCCTGTTAAATTTAATTTAAGTCAAGAACTTAGAAAGTTAGAATTAACATCTGGCAATTATAGAATAATATTAAACTTTTTTGTAAATATACTTGGAAGT